GACCGTGATAGTTGGGACTTAACTGATTACGATAAGTTTATTGTAATTAATTACCCAAAAAGAACTGGTGAAGACCAGTACTTTAAAGAAACTGGTAGTAGCCGAGAGTTTTTGTCTGAATACGCAGACCACGTTGAAAACAAACTTGTATCTCAAGAAAACTTTGCTCAACAAATCCGCAAATTGATTCAGATCAGAGCTAAAGTGCAACGTCAATACGGAGTAAAGAAAGGTAAATTAGACCAATCTAGGTTGTCTCGTATTTGCTTTAATGCTCCAGGTTTCAATGAACGTGTTTTTAAGAACAAAATTGAAAACAAAGTTTTAGATGCTGCCATTACTGTGTTGGTTGATATGTCTGGTTCTATGGGAGGAATGAAAGCGTTTCACGCTCTTGCTTCTACCTTGTTAGTCAATGAAGTTTGCTCTACCCTAAACATTCCAGTTGAGATTGTGGGGTTTAGCGATGGGTATGACTACAGAACTGAAGTTCAACCACTAATGTTTGTTTACAAAGGTTTTTCTGATCTAAAAGTCAGCTCAGACCAACTAAAACAATCATTTTCTTGTAGCAGCAATTTTATGCACGGCAATCCTGACGGTGAAAACATTCTTTGGGCGCATGATCGTTTGATTAAACGCAAAGAGAAAAAGAAACTGTTGATTGTCATGTCTGATGGTAGCCCTGCTGCAAGCAAAGCTTCTTATGGACTTAGCAATTTCACTGAAAAAGTAATCAAAGAAGTAGAAACTACAAAATTTGTTGACATTTATGGCCTAGGTTTATGCAGTAACGCAGTTTCTCATTACTACAAAAATTACAGCATTGTCAACAAACCAGAAGAAATCCCAAGCAAATTGTTAGAACTGATAGAAAGGAAGATCATCAATGTCTAAAGACAAAGTAGAAGACCTTGTTAAAAAAGCACTCAAGGAGGCTATGGATAAACGTAAACTTGAACCCACAGTTGTCGTTACTGAGCATGACGACGGTCTTACCGAAGAGCTTGAACGCTACAAAGATGATTTGAAATCAGTTGAAATGAGCGTACCAACTTTAAAAGACAACCAACGTAGGCTTTCAGATGTAATTCCAGATTTGGTAATGACATTAGACGAAGACTTTCCTGTAACTGTGTTTAACAAACATGATTGGGATGAACGCATAGCTTCGTTTATTCCAGAAATTAACAAGTCTTATGTCATTGACAAAGAATTGGCTAGCAACATTTTGATGGCTTGGGAACTCAACGAGAAAGTGCTTTGTTATGGCCCTACTGGAGCTGGTAAATCTAGTCTTGTTGAGCAGCTTTGCGCTCGCACTAATCGTCCTTTTGTGCGTGTCAATTGCACTGGTGATATGGACTCATCCATGATTTTTGGTCAATTGACAGCTAAAGATGGTTCAACAATCTGGGTTGATGGTGCTGTAACAGAAGCAGTCAAGTATGGTGCTGTGTTTGCATGGGATGAGTGGGATGTAACTCCACCAGAGATTTCTATGGGCCTACAATGGCTCTTAGAGGACGATGGCAAGCTTTTCTTAAAAGAAATGCCCGGTAGTACCAAAGACAAGCAAATCACTCCTCACGAGCATTTTAGGATTGTTGCTATTGGTAACACTCAAGGCCAAGGTGATGACACAGGTGCTCATGCAGGCACAAACGTTCAGAACTCAGCTACATTGGATCGCTTTGGAACTGCGGTGTATGTTGACTATCTACATCCTTCTGTAGAAGAAAAGATGTTGGTAAATAAGTGGCCTGACACAATCACAGGTAAATCAGCTAAAGAGCTAGTCAAACTAGCCAATTTGATTCGACAAGGCTACAAAGCAAGTCAATTCAACTTGACTGTATCTCCAAGAGCTTTGTTTAGCATTTGCAGAAAAGTATCTGCTGGTTGTACACTGAAGAAAGCGTTTACGCTTGTGTACCTCAATAAACTCAACGACACACAACGTAAAGTTGCTGACGAACTCTTTACAAAAGTGTACGGCAGCTCACACTAAAGCTTAAAGCCCTATAGCCTTCCTTAACAGGAGGGCTATTTACTTTGCGTTTTGAGAAACAAAATGATAGATAGAAAACTAATCCTTGCAAATGCTCCTAGTAACAATGGTGAGCAAATACACATCAATCACATTGGCTGCGAAGCAGGTGAAGACAAGAAGCGCAGGTTGTACATTAAACGCACAGAACGTGGGTTAGTTGCGTATTGCCATCATTGCAACGAGTCTGGTTCTGCTAAAGATGATGGCAACAGACTAAGCACTTGGATGCAAAAGAAAGATGCTACTGTCTCCAAGGTGACAGCTAAACCAATTATTGCTGCACTTACACCTCATGGCAAGATGTGGCTGCACAGCAACCTTTGCACAAGTTCTGACGATTGTTTTAACGGCATAGCAGGTGAAGGCATGAAGGTTGCTCTTACACTATACAGCCCTGAGAAAGAGGCTATTGGTTGGCAAATAAGAAACCTTGATCCAAAAGCAGCGCCCAAATACACAACGTACTACCACAGCAGCGCCACTAGAGGCGATGCAAGCTGGTTTCACAAAGACAGCAAAACGCTAGTAATAACTGAAGACTACCTAAGTGCCTACAGGGTGCATAGAGACACAGGACTCAGTGCAGTAGCGTTATTAAGAACAACAATGTCAGATAAGACATTGATGCAAGTGTATGACCTTGAGTTTAAGGACATATTTATTTGGCTTGATCCTGATGAAGCAGGAATTAAAGGAACAACAGCAGTAAACAAAAAACTAACACACTTCTTACCAAGAGAAACCAACATAATATTGTTTGGTATCGACAAAGAACCAAAAGAATGTGATCCAGCAGACTTGTGTCACATACTTTTATAAAGGAAACAGATGGACTATGACGTTCTCTACCTTTGCAGTCAAAGCAAAGAGAACTTAGCAAAATACAGGCGGTACATCAAACCGCATGTAGTAGCCAAAGAAACAAACATCATCCTTGACGGGATGGACAAATACTACAAGACATTCCCTGGAGTCTCTGATTTTGTATGGGATTCTTTTTCTGCATTTCTTATTGCAGATCAAAGCAAACGATTGACTGACGATGCTATTGTTAAGCTTCGCATGACGCTTACTAAAGCAAAGACGTTTGTTCCACACCATGCTCACGAGGAAGTGGTCAAGACTCTTATTGAGTTGGACTATCTAGCTAAGATCATGGAAGAGTGTGAAAAAGTCAAAGAAGGTGAAAGTGACTTAGAGCACGTACACATTTTGGCTACCAACGCATTGAAAGATGTGGAGCGTTACATTGAAAAAGATGAACTATTTGTTAGTGCAGATTTATCTGCTATTGCAGATCGGATTAGCAGCAGTGGTTATGAGTGGCGTCTTGATGTGCTTAATCGTAGTCTTGGCCCTCTACGTACCGGTAACTTTGTTATTGTGGCTGCAAGAGTTGAGGTTGGCAAAACAACCTTCCTAGCAAGTGAGGTTAGTTACCTTGCACAACAGTTGCCTAAAGATCGTCCTGTTGTATGGGTTAACAACGAAGAAGAATCTTCTGTTGTGTTCTTTCGTATTGTTCAAGCAGCTCTTGGTCAAGAATCTAAAGTTCTTATTGCAGACTCAAAAGCAGCTATGACAAACTACGCAACTTTGATGGGTGGCAACAAAGACAAGATACGTGTTACTAAGGACATGAACAACGTTCGTGACCTTGAGACACTGTTTAGAGAAGTTAACCCCGGACTAATTGTGTTTGACCAGCTTGACAAAGTAGATGGCTTTAACAAAGGAGATGAACGTGAAGACATCAAACTTGGAAAAATCTACAAATGGGCAAGGGAACTTGCTCGTACTTATGGGCCTGTCATTGCAGCTTCTCAGCTCAGTGCTTCGGTTGTCGATCTTAAAGACCCTCCGTTTATCGGCATGGATGCTCTCCGTGGAAGTAAGACGGACAAACCGGGTGAAGCGGATGTGGTACTCACAATTGGAAAATATAAGGAGCCTAAATCACCAGAAGAAGAAATGATACGAACCATCAATGTTCCTAAGAACAAACTCCCAGGTGGGGGAGCAAAACAAATGGAATCAGAACGTCACGGACAATTTCTTGTGACTATTGATCCAATCAGAGCACGGTACGAATAATTGAAAGGAGTATGGAAAACCATGACCATACCAGCATTCGTGGCTATTGACGTTGAGACTACTCTCAATGGCAATGAAAATGTAGGACTAGCCCATCCTATGCACCCAGACAACAAAATTGTTGCATTTGGTCTTTGTGGAACAAAACCTGTTGCAACATACGATGCAAGTGAGTTTGAGTTTTACATAAGAACAATGCCCAAAGGCGTTGTGTATTGTGGACACAACTTAGCTTTTGATCTGATGTATCTGTACAAGACTACACCAGAGCTTAAAAGAATGTTGCAAAACTCTAAGATTTGGGACACTCAGTTAGCTGAGTACATTCTCAGTGCTCAACAAACTAAATGGTCTAGCCTTGACGAGCTGTCTATTAAGTATGGATTGCCTGTCAAAGACGATACCATTAAGAAATACTTTCAAGCAGGCATGGGTTCAGACAAAATTCCTAAAGAAGAGTTGATCCCATACCTAAAACAAGACGTAGAAAACACAGTAGCCATAGCTAAAGCACAATACGAACAAGCAGTCAAAGAAGGTCAACTGACTTTGATGCTAACCCAAATGGAAGCTTTACACGCAACAGCAGAAATGCAATTCAATGGTTTGCACATTGATATAGCTAAGTTGGATGCGTATACAGTTGAAGTTGTTAACAGCTACGTTGATGTCAAACTTGATCTTGAAGCATTAGCTGAAGGATTAGTCGAAGACATTAACAGCCCTAAACAGTGGAGCCAACTGTTCTTTGGTGGCAAAAAGAAAGTCAAAATCAAAGAAGAAGTTGGTGTTTACAAAAACGGCAACACTAAGTTTAAGTTGGTTGAAAAGACAATCACTCTTAAACCTTTTGTTGTGTACACACCAGACCCAGACAAGGTGTCTAAAAAGACTGGTCAGATTTCTGTAGATGACTCAGTATTAAGCGACATGCTCAAGCATACGTTTAATCCACGAGCTATCTCAATCATCAATCAACTATTGAAATACAGAGAATTGTCTAAACAACTTTCAACGTATGTTCAAGGTCTTAGCAAAAACATCATTGGTGAATACATTCATGGCAAATTGAATCACACAGCAACTGTTACAGGTCGTTTGTCTTCAACTAACCCTAACTTGCAAAACATCAGCAACAATCCTATTAAACAAATCTTTAATTCTAGGTTTAAAAATGGTTGGATTGTTGAGGTTGATTTTAATCAGCTAGAAGTTGTTGCTTTGGCACACGTTACTAGAGACATTCAGCTTATCAAAGACATCTCAGGTGGAGCAGACATTCACTCAGAGTTGTACAGAGATATGTTTGGTAGGTATCCTAGCAAAGAAGAACGTAAGCCATTCAAAGCTAGAACGTTTCAATTGATCTATGGTGCAGGTGCTAAAGCTATCAGCAAACAAGCAGGTTGTAGCTTAGACGAAGCTAAAAAATTTGTTGATGTGTTCTACGGTCGTTACAAATCAGTAGCTGTTTGGCACAAAGACTTTGCATCTAAAGCAGAAATTGAGTCTACTTACGGTTTTGATGAAGAAGGCTTTCGTGAGAAAACCAAAACCTTTATTTATCGTGCAGAGACTGGCAGGAAATTTGCTTTCAAAGAATATCACAGTGAGAGCGAGTGGTCGCCTAGAACTTACAACTTCAGTCCAACTGAGTTGAAGAACTACCCTGTGCAAGGTTTAGCTACTGGTGACATTGTTCCAATGATGTTGGGCGTTATCTTCAGAGAGCTAAAGGGCAGAGATGATGTGAAAATGGTTAACACTATTCACGACTCTCTAATGTTTGACGTTGAACAAGAATCACTAGGTGACTTTATAGAAGGGATTACAGCAATACTGAAAAACACACACAAGTATTTTGAAGATACATTTAACACGCCATTGGCCCTCAAGCTCAATGCAGGGGCATCAATAGGTACAAATTGGTTTGAGATGAAAGAATTGACATGACAATGATGACAGGTATCGTAGAACAAGTTTCTACAAAATATGTGACTACCAAGTTTGGTTTGAAGCCAACTTACTCTATCAAGGTTAACGGCGGTTGGGTTAAGTGCGGGTTTAAAGCACATAGCGCAAACGTTGGTGACGAAGTAGAGTTTGATGGCAACACAGGTACTTATGGTTTAGAGACTAAAGCAGTTAACGTTATTCGCAAAGGTAGTGGAGTAGTTGCTACAGCAGCACCAACTGCTACTAATAGCACAGCAGTGCCTGCTAAGCCCTCTTACGGGGGCTACAAGGAGAAAGTGTTTCCTATCCCTGCTTTGCATGGTGATCGTGCTATTGTTCGTCAAAACGCTCTGGCTCGTGCAACTGATCTTTATGTCGCAGCTCGTGGTGGCAAACCATTTGAGTTGGAAGCAGAGTCTCTTGACTTTGTTATTAAACTAGCTCGTAAATTTGAGGCTTATACTGCGGGTGATCTTGATCTAGCAGAAGCTATGAATGAAGATGCTGAAGAATCTAAACAAGGCGAATTGTTTTAATTAGTTTCGTTGCTGTGGGTTTTGTAAGAGCTGTTAAGCCAGCATTCGAGGATGTCAACACAGGGAGTTTTCTGGCTTTCTGCCCTGTCTAGTTGAAGACCAAATCGAGGCTCTTACTCTTTTTAGGCTAATGATGTTATGTCATTGGCCTATTCCCCTGCAATCTTGCACACAACACTGGAAACAAAATGAAAGCACTTATTGATGGTGACATTGTTGTTTATCGTGGTGCTGCATCAGCAGAAGAAGATGATGTTTGGATAGCCCTTGCTAGGGCTGACCAAATGATTCAAGACATTCTTGCTGATACAGGAGCTACGTCATACAACGTGTACCTCACAGGCACAGGCAATTTCCGAAGAGACATTGCTCCTAGCTACAAAGCTAACAGACCTGATGCTAGACCTAAACATTGGGAAGCTGTACGAGAGTTCCTAATAACACAGCACAAAGCAATGATGTGCAACGGTTACGAAGCAGACGATGAAATGGGTGTACAGCAAGACAAAGAAACTATGTCTACTGTGATCTGTAGCATTGACAAAGACCTTTTACAAATCCCAGGTAGACACTACAACTTTGTTAAGAAGCTGCACAGTGTTGTTACTCCTGAGAATGGCTTAAAGTTTCTTTATATGCAGAGTCTCATAGGTGACAGGAGCGATAACATTATTGGTGTAGCTGGCATTGGCCCAGTAAAGGCAAAGCGTGCATTAGCAGAGCTTTTGCCTGAAGAGTGGTACGACAAGTGCCGTGAACTCTATAACGATGATGAACGTTTCCACCTTAACATGAAGCTGCTGTATATCTGGCAAAAACCCAACGACAGTTGGGAACCCCCCACCACAACAACTGACTCGCCCCAAGGCGAGGAAGCAACACAACACAAGGAACAACAATGACACAAGACGTAAACATGCAACACATGAGCATGAAAGAGTATGTGGCTATAGCAATGCTTACAGAACTGGCAACTAAAGATGCTGTGCTAAAGATGATTGGTGAGAAAGAGACTACTGCTACAAAAGTAGTTGAGTCTTGTTTTAATTGGGCAGACATTTTTATGGCTGTACGTGAAAGTCGTAATGCCAAGACCTAAACGTCATTTATCAGCAGGCTACCGAAGTGGTCTAGAAGCACGGTTTCAAACTGCTTGCGAAGCAAATGGTTGGAAACTAGGTTACGAGCAAGACAAAATCAAGTACGTAATCCCTTCTAGCAACCACACATACACACCTGACTTTACTGTTACTAATAACGTCTACATTGAAACCAAAGGGTTGTGGACGGGTACAGACAGAAAGAAAGCTGTGCTAATTAGCCAACAACACCCAGAAATAAAAATTCTTTATGTGTTGCAACGCAACCAGGGGCTATCTAAGAAAAGCAAAACAACTTACTTAGACTGGGCAGCTAAAAACAACTTGGACGCTTGTGTGTTTTCAGACAACAAGCATTGGACAGATTACATTTTGAGACACTTATGATTGAAATCACACCTTTAGAGTTTGTGTTGTTAGTTGGTAATGCAGTTCTTTTGTTTTTGTATTACCAACTACTCCACAAAGCTAAACAGCATCACTTTGCTATGGCAGCAATCTTGCATGGTTTGCATATTGGCAAACTAAAAATTATTGAAGCAGACAACTCTTTGAAAGTAGAACTGGTATGAAGATTTCAGCAGAAGCAGCAGACCGTAACCGCAAACTAATCAACAAAATTAAAGCTGGTTGGGATAAAGAAGCAAAAACCCCATTGCAATACTTTACAGAAATTAAAGAAGTCTCTAAAGAGTCTTTTGCATTAGCAACTTTGCCTAACAACAATATGTTTGAGAGGGGTACTTATGTCCCTGGTGACGGAGAAGTTGTGCAAGGGTACAGACCTGGAAGTCAAGATCATTTAAATTACAAATCAAAAGGATTGTTATCTGATGAACACAAAAATTCTTAAACAAACAAGAGAGATGTGGAATGTAGCTGATGTTCCACGTGAAATAAATAGAGCTAACCAACTTAAATGGGTTCGATCCATTCGTATGTTGGGAGATAAATGGTTGTTAGCAAAACCTATGGAGAGAAAAGATGTCTAAGTTTTACTTTAGAGCAACAGTAGGCTCAGGAGATGAGCCTGTTATTTGTTGTCTTGATTACGAGTTTGACGATGCGGGGGTGTACAACACTGACCTTACAGAAATAATGTTTCAAGGTACAAACATTTTGTGGTGTCTTACAGAGGAAGTTCAATCGGAACTAGAGATGGAAGGCATTAAACAATTAGAGGAACCAGAGAATGACTGATTCAGGATGGCGCAAACGCCAGATTGCCCTTGATGCAAACATGAAAACAGTAATAGAGATGGCGAGTGAGGTTGGAATGCTTATTGAAAATGATTCTGCGTGGGGTGCAATTATTACAACAGAACCCTCTGAACTTAAAGCCTTTGCCGCCCTTGTCGCCGCAGCCGAGCGAGAGGCTTGTGCAAAATTGGCAGCAGCTACTATTTGTGATACGCATATACCAACCGGCATAAAAATCTACGGAACTGTTGCAGCCAAAGCCATAAGAGCAAGAAGCCAAACTCCATGCAAACACGAGTGGATTGACGCTACCACGACAAAACCGCAGTGGCACTGTGCTAAGTGCGGCAAGGAATACAAAAAGGAGCAGCCGTGAAACGACCTCTTGAACAAGATTACACAAGTTTTGTTGCATACACCCGTGCGCTTGAAGAATACTGTGATGCCTTGGCACGGGTAGAGCAAAAGCCTGTGGCGTGGAGATATAGAGCTGCAACATTTTGGAACAGAGATGTGCATTGGCGTTATTTAGAAACTCTTGAAGGAACTGAAGGATTGCAAGGTCTTAAACTTCTTTACACTACCCCACCACAGCGCACATGGGTAGGGCTGACGGATGATGAGATTCGTGATGTTATTGCTGAAGTGTCTCAAATACCATCTATTGATTTCACTACTACAACATATGGTAGAGCCATTGAAGCCAAACTCAAGGAGAAAAACACATGAAGTGGCTTTTACTTTGTTTACCCCTTATGGGGTGTGGGCCAAGTTGCCAAGAACAAGGTGGAAAGCTGATTCAAGTTAGTTGGGATTACGTGTGGCAGTGGATTGATGCGAGTAAAGGCATCGGTTACATGCAACCAATACCAAAATATGTTTGTCAAAAGGAAAAATCATGAACACTGAAGATGACGAATTTAACAGGATCGAGCGCGAAGCTAAGGCCCGGATGATGGCTGTGCAATACGCATTAGACAAATCACAAGTTGTGATTCCCTTGCCTATTACACAACAAGAGCTAGACAAAGTTCTTGCAAAACACCCACCAAGCCTTATCCCGTTAATCACAGACGAAGAGTGGGCAGCACTTAACAAAGGTTCTGAATGAAAAGAAGCAGACACCAATTAATTCGTGATTTGTTATTAGATTCAGAAGATGGTTTAACTATTAAACAATTGGTAGAAGCACTTGCAGACAACGATAACCCTAAGTCTATACAAAAGACTGTTAAGAATATTTATGGGGTATACATTGATCGTTGGGCAGTGCCTAAACGTGGACAATACGCAGCAGTGTATATGTGCATAGATGTTCCTAGTAACGCACCACATCCAACAGAACGATACTTACCACAAACAACGTGGCAACCAACAACAACCAAAGGAATTCAATGAGCTATGCAATGGTAGAACTAGACATCATACGTTGGGCTGAAGCACGTAAGATTATTCCCAACAGTACACCAGCAACTCAATTACTCAAAGCAATGAGTGAAATTGGTGAATTAGCAGACGCAACCATTAAACAAAACAAACTCGGCATTGTTGATGGAGTAGGTGATGTTATGGTGTGTCTTGTTAACTATTGTGTTCTTCAAGACATTGATCTTGTAAGCTGCATGAAAGGAGCCTACCAAGAAATTAAAGATCGCAAAGGAACTTTGTTACCTAATGGGGTGTTTGTAAAGGAGCAAGTCTTGTAATTGTAATTTTTAAGATGTACGATTGTTTTGCAACAGTATCGTTGTTTTACTTGGAGCAATTATGTACAAATTGGAAATCGCATTGGGTTGGTTGGGTGACGGCAAATTGACTATTGAAACTTCTGACTTTGACATTGTTGAAGTTATCAAAGAATTTGTTGAGTTTCAAGAAGTTGAGGGCTGGATTGGCGCATGGGAAGGCGTTGCCTTTGAAGACTTAGAAGTGTCTGAAGAAGACGAAGCTGAAGAGGAAGAAGAAGCAGAGGCTGCTTAATCGACTACTTTAATCACACGGCCTCGAAACTCTATGGAATCGGGGCTGTGTGTTGTTACCAGTTCAGGCAATAACAACTTGCCATTTACAAATGTTAATACAGCAAATCCACTGCGCCAGTTTAGTGGGCCTTGCTCAGTATAATCTTCAAATTGGGGGCCGTAAGGTTCAGCCAATGTTCCCGTATCAATCCCGTACCGTACACCGTTATAGTCGCTAAACGGAGTAACTTTGAGGCTATGCAAATGGCCTGTAATGATGTTTTTGCCCGACCAGATGGCGTTGTTATGAGTGGCATGAATGCCGCCCTTAAAACGGTGTTTAACTACCGTACCATCATTAATCCAAACTGCCCAACAAGGTTCCCAATCAGGGAAATGGTCTTTTAAAGTAAAACCTTTGACATGTTCATACTGCGGTGCATTTGCAGCAAGAAATGTTTCAAACCGTGCATCATGGTTGCCCAAAGGCCACATCAGTTTAACATTATGTCTAGCTTTTTTAGCAGTCTCTTCAATCTCCCCCATGCAAATAGTACAAGCTTTAAGCTCTTCCATAACTGAAGGAGATTTAGCCCAACCAATGCGAGGATGACGAGAAATACCAGCCCCGTCAAAAATGTCACCGTTAGCTATGACTGCATTAGGTTTAAGCTCTTTAATAGCCCACAACAAACCTTTGAATGCAGTAGAGTAAATTCCCGGCCAGAAGTGGGCATCGCTAAACACAACCACTGTGCCATTTAGGATGCCAAGGTTCTTTTGCTGCGGGTGAACGTGTGCTATTTGAAGATGCTTATATTGCTCTTTGTCTTGCGGAGCTTTAATAGCAATCTTCAATTTGTGTTCAATCTTTCTACGCCGCCTGTTAAGACCGGATTCACTTACGCCCAATACTTTACTGGCCTCTC